AGCTTCGATACCGGCAGCGTCTACCTCGCCTGCGAGTTCGTCGTGCTGGATGGGCCGTTCGCCAAACGCAAGATGTGGTCGAACATCGGCCTGCAGTCCCGGAAGGGGCCGACCTGGGGCCAGATGGGGCGCAGCATGATCCGGGGCATCCTCAATTCGGCTCGCAACGTCCATCCCCAGGACAACTCCCCCCAGGCTGCGTCCGCTCGCCGCATCCAGGGCTTCCACGAACTGGATGGCATCGAGTTCCTGGCCCGCGTCGACGTCGAGAAGGATGCCAAGGGCGAGGACCGCAACGTGGTGAAGCTCGTCGTCGAGCCCGACCACAAGGACTACGCGGCCCTGATGGGCACAGCCACGAAGGCGTCGGCCGGCGGCGGTAATTCCGGAGCACCCGCGACGGCGGCACCTCAACAGGCGAACGCGCAGCGTCCGGCGGTTCCCGGCAAGCCGGCCTGGGCGCAGTGAGGAGGTCGGTCATGACAGGAAAACGCTGCGGCAATTGCCGCCATCTCGACCGGTCGAGCGCCAGCGACATCGGCGGGCTGCGCATCGCCCGCTGTCGCCATCCGAGGGGTGTGCGCATCGGGACGACCGCCATTCGCAACAACTATGTGGAGCTTGACGCCTGCTGTACCGAGCACGCCGTCCGTGCCCGGCAGGGCGCGCAGCCGGGAGGCTGCCATGCATGAGCGGCAAATGCTGGGTATGCAAACGGCAGGCGCGAGGGTTCGGCCATTCGGATGGTCGCTTCAAGATCGCCGACCCCCGGCGCTATCCCCTCGACTGGGTGTTCTGCAGTCGTCGATGCCAGGACATCTTTCACACGCTCTACGGCCGGCGACTGGCGGCCGAGGAGCGCGGGGAGGCTCTCATGGTTGATGCGAGTGATATCGAAATCGCGGCGATGCGCGATTGTCTGAAGGCCTTTGGTTCGGCAGCCGAGCACATCGGCTTCGACAAGCCGCTCGGGGCGTATTCGGAAGCGGAGGCGATGACGGTGATCGATGCCATCGTCACGCGCTACACCGAGGCGCTGACCGAGCATCACGAACGGGCAAGCACGCCGCCGCTGCGTGGCGTTCCCCCAGCCGAGGTTGTTCGTGATCCGTTTGCTGACCTGAAGGATGACCTGCCGTGGGAGAAGCCGAAGGGAGGAAAACCATGATGGACTTCAACTCCTCTTCGAGCGTCTCCGGCCAGGTCACCGCCCTGGTCGATGCCGGGATGCAGCAGGTTCGCGCCCGCCAGCCGGAACGCCAGTACCTCGGGGCGTCGCGTCTCGGCGTGGCTTGCGAGCGCGCGCTGCAGTTCGAGTATGCCAAGGCCCCGGTCGACCACGGGCGTGAAATTCCCGGGCGGATGCTGCGCATCTTCGAGCGCGGCCACGTCATGGAGGACTGCATGGTCGCGTGGCTTCGGGACGCAGGGTTTGACCTGCGCACCCGAAAGTCCGACGGCGAGCAGTTCGGTTTCTCCGTGGCTGATGACCGTCTACAGGGCCACATCGATGGCGTCATCGTCGGTGGCCCCGAGGGCTTCGCCTATCCGGCGCTCTGGGAGAACAAGTGTCTGGGCAATAAGTCCTGGCGCGAGCTGGAGAAGAACCGGCTTGCCGTGGCCAAGCCCGTCTATGCCGCGCAAGTGGCGATCTATCAAGCCTATCTCGAACTGCACGAGCACCCGGCGATCTTCACGGCACTCAACGCCGACACGATGGAGATCTACACAGAGGCCGTGCCCTTTGACGCGGCGCTTGCCCAACGCATGTCGGATCGGGCGGTAAAGGTCATCACGGCGACCGAAGTGGGAGAACTTCTGCCACGCGCATTCCATGACTCGACCCACTTCGAATGCCGGATGTGCGCATGGCAAGACCGCTGCTGGAGCAACACATGAACAACCACACCCCATCTCAAGAAGCGCTGGCTGAAGACGAGTCGATGATCGATGCCCGACAGGCCAGCTTCGCACTGCGGCTGCCCTACTACTGGTTCGCCGATCCGCAGATGCGTGCCGCAAAGCGCATCCCTCACTACCTGTTGTCGCGCATGGTTCGCTTCCGACTCTCGGAGCTGGAGGTCTGGTATCGACAGAACGGAAGGGTATGCCAGGCCGGCAAGCCCGGTACGGAGGGCGGCGATGACTGACTACCGCGTCCAGATCAAGGTCAGAAACGCTCGCCTGTTGCGCGCCATCGAAAAGGCAGGCCACCAGCCCGGCCAGATTTTTGCGCGCGAGGTCGGCATCAGTTACACGGGCCACCTCTTGCCCTACCTCAACCTCAAGCGCACACCGTTTGACGAGATCGGTGATCTCAGGCCATGCGCAGAGATGCTCTGCGTATTCCTCAATCGTCTGCCGGACGAGTTGTGGTCGGAGGAACAGCGCTACCCGTTGCTGACGAACGCTGCCGAAATCGAGCTTTCTGCGGCGAGTGTTCACGAGTTGCTCGCCAGTCCTTCGGACTGCGCCGACCCGCTCATTCTGCTGGAGAAAAAACAGACCGCCCAGGCGGTCGATGCCCTGCTCGATACGCTCACGCCACGTGAGGCCGAGATACTGCGGTTGCGCCATGGCATCGATGGCGAGCCGATGAACCTCGAAGAAATGGCGAAGGCCAAGGGGTGCAGCCGCGAGCGTATCCGGCAAATCGAGGCCAAGGCACTGCGCAAGCTGCGTGCGCCTGCCCGCCAGACAGTGCTGATGGACGTTGTCGTGGAGGCCTCATGATCGACTTCAACAACATCCCCATCGTGGAGGCCGGTGGATGCGAGGTGGAGCGCGAATCCATCCGTGCCGACCTGATTGCCCGGCTGGATTCGGTGCTGACCACGATGTTCCCTGCCGGGAAAAAGCGCCGGGGCAAATTCCTGATCGGCGATGTGCTGGGCAGCCCCGGCGATAGCCTCGAGGTGGTGCTCGATGGTGAGAAGGCGGGACTGTGGACCGATCGCGCCGACGATTCCGGTGGCGATGTGTACGCGCTGATCGGAAATCACTTCGGGATTGACGTGACCCATGATTTCTCGCGTGTGCTCGATACCGCCGCCGATCTGCTCGGGCGTGCGCGTTCCACGCCGGGACGCAAAGGCAAAAGGAAGGCCGTGCCCATCGATGAACTGGGCCCAGCCACCGCCAAGTGGGACTACCTCGATGCGGCCGGCCAGCTTATCGCCATCGTCTACCGCTATGACCCACCCGGTCAGAAGAAGCAATTCCGCCCCTGGGACGTTAAGCGGCACAGGATGGCACCGCCCGATCCGCGTCCGCTCTACAACCAGCCGGGCATGGCCGGTGCTGCGCAGGTGGTGCTGGTCGAGGGCGAGAAATGCGCGCAGGCCTTGATCGATGCAAACGTCACTGCCACCACCGCGATGCACGGCGCGAACGCTCCGGTCGACAAGACCGACTGGTCGCCGCTGTCCGGCAAGGCGGTGCTGATCTGGCCTGACCGCGATAAGCCGGGCTGGGAGTATGCAGCCCAGGCAGCGCAGGCTGTGTTGGCCGCAGGTGCGAAGTCTTGCCACATCCTGTACCCGCCCGAGGATGCGCCTGAAGGATGGGACGCTGCGGACGCCATTGCCGAAGGCTTTGACGTCGCCACTTTTCTCACCCACGGCCCGCGCCTGCAGATGCACGACGTCGCTGATGCCGATGAGCCAGTGCTCGGTAACGACGTGTCCGTTTGGGGCACGGAGGATGCGCTGGCGCTGGCCTTTACCCGGCGCTACCACCGCGACTGGCGCTACGTGGCGCCCTGGGGCCGTTGGCTGGTGTGGGACGGTCAGCGCTGGCGCACCGAGGAGACGCTCGCCGCCACTGATCTCATCCGCAGCGTCTGTCGCCAGACCGCCTTGCGCGCCGATAACCCCAAGGTTGCCGCCAAGCTGGCCAGCGCTGGCACGGTCAGTGGTGTGGAACGGCTGGCGCGGGCCGACCGCAGGCACGCCGCGACCACCGACGAATGGGATGCCGATCCGTGGCTGCTCAACACACCGGGCGGTGTGGTCGATCTCAAATCCGGTCGCAAGCGTCCACACGAACGTGCTGACCGGATGACCAAGATCACGACGGCGACGCCGGGCGGTGACTGCTCGCAATGGACGGCGTTTCTCTCCGACATCACCGGCGGCGATGCCGAACTGCAATCCTACCTGCAACGAATGGTGGGCTACTGCCTCACCGGCGTGACCAGCGCACACGCCTTGTTCTTTTTGTACGGAACGGGAGCTAACGGCAAAAGCGTGTTCGCCAACGTGGTCGCCACCATCCTCGGCGACTACGCCTGCACGGCGCCGATGGACACCTTCGTCGAAACGCGCGGCGACCGCCACCCGACCGATCTGGCCGGACTGCGCGGCGCGCGCTTCGTCACGGCCATCGAAACCGAGCAGGGGCGGCGCTGGAACGAATCCAAGGTCAAGGCCATCACGGGCGGCGACAAGATTTCCGCACGCTTTATGCGCCAGGATTTCTTCGAGTTTTATCCGCACTTCAAGCCGGTGATCGTCGGCAACCACAAGCCTGCCATCCGCAACATCGACGAAGCCATGAAACGACGGATGCACTTGATCCCGTTCACGGTGACGATCCCGCCGGATCGGCGCGATCCTCGATTGACGGAAAAACTGCTGGCCGAACGTGACGGCACCCTCGCGTGGGCCGTGGCCGGTTGCCTCGCGTGGCAGCGCGAAGGCTTGAAGCCGCCCGCCAGCGTGCAGGCGGCGACCGAGGAATATTTCGAGGCCGAGGATGCCATCGGGCAATGGATCGAGGAGCGCTGTTTGCTCGCCAATACTCACCGCGAAGGCGTGTCCGAGTTGTTCTCCGACTGGCGCGAATGGGCAGAGCGCGCAGGCGAGTACGTGGGCTCGGTCAAGCGCTTCTCCGAGTTGATGGCGACCCGCAAATTCGAGAAGTGTCGACTGACCGGCGGCGCGCGCGGCATCGCAGGAATTTCCTTGCGGCCCAAGCCATACAGCCATGCCTACCCTTACCGCGATGACTGATCAATCCGGGCGAGTGACGGATTTGACAGGTTTGCTGATTTGTCGCTCACGCGTGCGCGTGCGCACACGTCATGGAGAGTTTCCGGCAAACCCGTCACATCCGTCACTCACCAACAAAAATGGAGCAATGACGATGACCACCACTATCCTCGCCCTCGATCTGGGCACCACCACCGGTTGGGCGCTGCGCGGCAGTGACGACCACATCACCAGCGGTTCCGAGCGCTTCCGGCCGCAACGCTTCGAAGGCGGCGGGATGCGTTTCCTGCGCTTCAAACGCTGGCTCACCGAGATCAAGCAGTCGTGTGATGGCATCGATTGTCTGCACTTCGAGGAAGTGCGTCGCCATGTCTCGACCGACGCGGCCCACGCCTACGGCGGATTCCTGGCCACGCTCACGGCGTGGTGCGAGCACCACCAGATCCCGTACCAGGGGGTGCCGGTCGGCACGATCAAGAAGCACGCGACCGGCAAGGGTAACGCGAGCAAGGACGAGATGGTGGCATCCATCCGGGCGCGTGGCCACCAGCCTGTCGACGACAACGAAGCCGATGCCCTGGCATTGCTGCACTGGGCCATCGAGACGCAGGAGGTGTGACGTGAAGATTCCGGCACAGCAATACCGCTGCCCGCTCGATCGCAGTTCTTCCCGCGAGGATCCGGAGAGCATCAAGCGCCAGGGTTGGCGCGACCAGCACATCCTCGTGGTGTCCGAAGAGGACAAGCGGTTGGATTTCGTCGAGCGCGAGTTTGTGCGACGGCTTGGAGAACGCCTGTACGGGGGGAAACGCCATGACTGAATGGACGATGGATGACGTGGCGGCACGGTTCGCCGAGGCGGCCGAGACAGGGCGACGACTGCCCCGGGTCAGGGTGCAGGGCTACTTCAACGTGTGGCCAGCCTTCGTGCGCGATGGGTGGGAAGGCTTCGACGACAAGGACTACGCATACCGACCGCTTCCCCCAACCCCCGAGGCGATCGAACGGATGCTGGAGTCGATGCGCTGGATGCAGTGGCTCGAGGTTGAACAACGGCATCTGGTCTGGATGCGCGCCAAGCACTACGAGTGGAAGTTCATCTGCCGTCGCCTCGGGCGCGACCGCACGACTGCCTGGCGGCGGTGGCAAAGGGCGCTACAGATCGTGGTCGATCATCTGAATGATCGGCGAAACGGAGTCGCCGGCCATCTTCCCAAACTGGAGGGTCAAGTAGAGCAATGCATGCCGTGAATGTCCGTGGATTCTGGCTCTTGGGCGTTTTGCGATGAATTCGGCATGCAACACAAAGGCCGGATTTTGATAGGATGACAGCTATGATCTGGCAAGCGGTGCGGGTGTGACGCCTGCATCGCTTCCGGTCAGAAAATTCGACGGGTCCTTCCTGTCCAAAATCCCATGCGGGGGGCGCGAGCGCGACGCTTTTTTAGCGTCAGGCCGCAAAAGCAGGTTACCACCCGGCCAGGTTACCGGCCCCGGTTACCACCCCGGACGCAGTTACCACCCTGTCAGGTTTCCACTTCCAAAACCCGCCCGCGGTATCCGTCGGCGGGTTTTCTGTTTTCAGGACGCACACTTTGAACACGCTCAACGTCGAGTACCGCAAGGTCGAGGCGCTGATTCCCTACGCCCGCAATCCGCGCACGCACGCCGAAAGCCAGATCGCGAAGATCGCGGCCAGCATCGTCGAGTACGGCTGGACGAACCCGATCCTGGTCGATGGCGACAACGGCATCATTGCAGGCCACGGGCGTCTGGCGGCTGCCCGCAAGCTGGGACTGGATCGGGTGCCGGTGATCGAACTGGCGCATCTGACCGTCGCGCAAAAGCGCGCGCTGGTGATCGCCGATAACCGGCTGGCACTAGATGCCGGTTGGGACGAAGCCATGCTGGCGCTCGAACTTGCTGAACTGTCCGAATCGGGATACGAACTTGCCTTGACTGGCTTCGACAGCAGCGAACTCGAGCGTCTGCTCTCTACCGCTTTGGAGGACGATGCGGCTGAGGTGGCAGAAGATCCTGACGAAACGGCAGATTACGCCGCTGATGATGATGTGCCGCAGGCACCCACCGTGCCGGTTACTCGCCCCGGAGATGTCTGGGCCATCAGCTCGCACCGGTTGATCTGTGGCGACGCCACCGACCCAGCCGTGGTCGCCACGCTGATGCAGGGTGACACCGCGCAGCTTTGCTTCACCTCGCCGCCGTATGGCAACCAGCGCGACTACACCTCCGGCGGCATTGCCGATTGGGATGTCCTGATGCGCGGTGTGTTCGCACATCTGCCGATGGCGGGCGACGGACAGGTGCTGGTCAATCTTGGGCTGATCCACCGCGACAACGAAGTCATCCCCTATTGGGACGGCTGGCTGTCCTGGATGCGTCAGCAAGGGTGGCGGCGCTTCGCGTGGTACGTCTGGGATCAGGGGCCAGGCATGCCCGGCG